GCCTGTTGAATTAAACCCAACTTTTCTTCCAGTTCTACAACAAGCTGAGTGTCAAAGATGTTATACTCGACGAACAGGTCATAGTCCTTTTCATATAGATCATCCAGACCGCCGATATGGGCATAGGAAACCTTCTTTTTACCCAATTCGACAAAAGCGATATAGTCCAGAGTATAACTTTCATGAACCTTATAGGTGAATTTCTTATATAGTTCCATGTAGTCCAAGATGGCTATTCCCATCATAGAATAAGTCTTCTGGGCCTTTCCGTGAAAGAAGACTTCTCGCTCTCTCAGGACTCCCCAAGGTGAAAACTTGCGGGCGACCTTTTCACCCAGAAGCAGGAATGTTCTATTGATTAAGTATGGAGTGTCATAGGTATTACAATTATATCCAGTGATAATATCAGGATAATCCTTTGACCAATATTCCAGAAACTTCAGAATTAGCTTCTCTTCGGTATCACAATAAATGTAATTAGTGCCTTCAAATTTTCTTTGGGATTCCTTTCGACCGAAATAATACATTACTCCATCAATCGAGGACTTTACTGAAATGGAAAGAATTTCGCCATCGGCATCCTCGATGGTGGCCCAATTGCCACTTGGAGCGCGGGCCGTTTCAATATCAAAATAGACTACGTTGATCTTGGTTGCGTCCCACTGAATTTCAGAAGAGTAGTTTCTTTGGATATACTGATACTGTGGCTGTATGTCCCCATACACCGCAAAGTTGTCAATCTCAGAATTTTGTTCAATGAATTTACGAGTTTCTTTAATCGAACTGGGACATAGTTTCCGAACCGGATCTCCTGATATAGTTCGATAATCTTCGGGGTCTCGGTTAGTTTCTGATGTGGGAATCCAGACATAAGGACGAAAGTTTTCGATCTTCTTATTGAAGCGAGTGCCCCTGGCATCCACTCCTCTCAATAAAACATTATCACCCCATGTAACTACGTTTGTGTAAAATTCCATATTCCTTTCTATAGTAGCATAATGCCGCTAATTTGTCTATATTCAAATTCGGGGAGAAAACCATTCCGGCTGAGTGCGCGGAGATTTCCAAGAAGCAATTTTGGATTTTTCCAAAATATAATAATTTCGATAGGACTCAACTGTGTTGCCGGGAATTTGACAATATTCCGGCATACACAGAGGATGAAGAGTAATGCGTCCAAGGCTCGGCAGCAGACCCAAAGGTTCGGTAAGACTGAGAATCATCTGAATTGCCTTGTGGTTATGGGAATGATCATACCTAAACCGCCACTCCTCATTTAGAGTCAGAGCATACGACTTCATCCAAAGCCAGTTCTCGATACAAGTCCGGGACCAGACCGTCATGGGATGATTGAGATAGGCCGACCTGTAGCCCTCATTCAGCCCCAGAGAACGGTTAGCCGTGGACAACATCTGGGCACACTCCAGAGGAATCTTGACGATATGTTTGTCAATGTGATAGGCGGCAGACTGCTCGAAGTCTTCGTCGAGATGAAAGATGTTCATTCTAATATTATAACACACTACGACTGGAATGTCAAGTAGTGAGGTATTTCTTAGAAAGAGAATTCACCTTATCCAAAAGTTCCTTACCATAGCCAGCATTGAGGCTCAGGCCGCGTCCACCGATTACCTGAGTAACGGCACGGTTGGCTTCCTCTGACGATGTAAATCCAGACTTCTTGGAAAGATCATTCATGATAAACTGAATCGATGCCTTGGCCGAAATCGAAGGATCTGAAATAAGTAGGTCAGGACTTTGAACCAGATTCACTCCAATCATGTCCCCAATTCTCTTATAGTTTGCCCGTCCCGTAATCTGAATGAATCCTCGCCCCCGATACATCCAACCATCCCCCTCCTGAAGGTTCCCCATTCCTTTTCCGATTCGAGTATTATGCCCGTAGATCAGTTCGGCAAATTGAGGAACATTCTTCTTTACCGAATCCAATTCCGAATCAGAAAGATGGGATACTCTGGTCGTAAAGATTTTCCGAATGCGCTCATTCGATGTACGCGAATAGTTCAGATTTTCTTCTATTGGTTTCAGGCCAGATTCTTTTTCGATATTAGCCAGAATCGCTGCTCGTAGGAATTTATCGGTTACTCCAAATTCGTCGAGAACCTTTTCTATAGTTTGTCTCATATTCAGTCAATATTTAGGTCCAGAGATAGGGACGAATTCTCATGAGAGCAATCAGCTTTTCGGTATCTTCCTTTTCGTATTGAGCTTCCAGTTTTCCGGCAGCATCAATATTCTGCTTGGACTTATCATCCGAGTAGGTGAGCTTGCCATTTTCGAATCGCACAAATTCCGAAAAATTCTCATAAGGATCAACTCGATTGGGCCGCTCAATCATCCACCACAAGTACAGACTTTTCATTGTCTCGTACATCTTAATTCGATCCTGCCGAAACTTCTTGGTGCCGGATTTCATGTTCTGGTATAATTCAATCATTTCGTCGATGTGCATTAGACCAGCGGAACCGGGATGCAACTTTTTGGGCTTGTCTTCCATGATATTATACAAAGCGGCACACTCAATTTCAACAAAATCCTGAAGCAAGGAAAAATTGGCATGAAGCATCAGCTTATCCTTGTCATAGTAACCCGGCTTCAGTTTGGTATCAACTAGATGATATTTCTTTTTAGGATGCAACCTATGGACAAACCACCATCTAATATTTTCGAAGAAATCAATAATTTTGTGGTACATAGAAAGGAAAGAGAAATTCCTTTGCTCTTTCCTTTAATTACGCGGTATTAACGAATATTGAAGGTTTTTGGTCTCTTGGATTCCGGCAGTCGGACCTCAAGCTGAATAATCAGCAGACCATTTTCGAACCTCACGTCCGCGACCTCAACGTGTTCTCCGAGAGTGAATCTCTTCTCAAAATCCCGAAATGCGAGATTGCCGGAAAAACAAACAAATTCGTCGGTCTTTTCCTTGGTCTTCTTTTCTCCCTTAACAACCAGAATGTTATCATAAGTCGAGACGGAAAGCTCGTCCTTTGAAAAACCAGCCGCAGCGATCTTAATTCTCATTTTCGTGCGGTCAGCGTTCTTTTCGATTGAGGACGGCAGACTCAACTTCTCAATGGTTGAACCCCAATACTTCTCAATCTGATTCAGGTAGTCATAGGTAGTTGAATGAATAAACATAGTGTTTGTTCTCCTTTTTTCTTTAAGCGAGTTTATATTTAAGTGGAACACTTCATTTCTTTGAACACGTTCCTATCATGATCTATTTATATCACAGTTTGATGTGTTTGTCAATAGGTTTAATTTGGGCCGACACCGATTACTTTCGTCTTCTATTTGCATCAGCAGCCGCATCTAATACTTCATCCAATAAAGATGACCCGTTCCTAATCAGATACACACCATCCGAACCAGAGAGCATTATTTCGTTTCTTGAGGCCATAGCTGCATATAGATCATCATTTTCTCTATAATCAACATCTATTTCACTAGGAGAAATATCTGGCAGTTTTTCGGTTTTCGATTTCGGTAAAAACTTATTCAAAAAAAACATCAGCAACATATCAAAAATGTCACCAGTCATGTTTATGTATTCTGTTGAAAATTTACTTTTCTGTGTTGTTTTACTCAAGAAGTCATGAACATGTTTTTCGATTATCTCTTTATTTGGAAGACCGGACGGATCACTCAGATTCTCAATGAACGGAAAAACGTCATGTATGGTAGCACCATCTGCGATGATTTCGTACTTTGGATTACTAGTAAATAAGTTTTTGGAATATTTGTCTTCAGACCTATAAAAATAGATGGGAGGTTTTTCAAACAATCCATAACTAAAATGAAGCACGCTACGCAAAACGATGCCACATGTGGCCGATAGATGATATTTTATGTCAAAGGTGTCATGATATGGTATTTTATTCATTAAGGAATCAAGAGTGTCATAAATCTTTTTGCCTATTTTTGTTTCCTTAAATATAGCGGGGTTATTGTATGCGTCTGTTATCTTCGGAGACCAAAGAAAATTGAATCCATTTTTAGGAAAGACCACATAAACATTACCATAGGAGGCCGCTTCGGTCCAGTCTCCAGTACAAAAAACTGAATTCGATCTATTCGTCTTAAATCCCTTTGCCTTGAAAACTTTATTCAGAAAATTATGAAATTCCTCAGACGAGGCAGTAGGTTTTCTATTTGTTGGGTATTCCTGATACAAGAAGTCATCATCCCCACCCGGAACTCCTCGATATAACAGACCGTCGCCCAATTGCTGAAAGAAGTCAGAACACTCTTCCTTAATTGTCTCTATGATATCTTGAGTGATCAGTTTTTTCTGTTCATCTTCAGATATGATATGTCTCAAAAATTTTTTCTTTGTGGGATCGTTCGTTGGACTTTGATTATCTGCCAGCAGCCACCTATTCAATTTATTGAATAATAGGTTAGACTGTTCGGTATACTCGACAGAATCCAAATCATGAAATGAATTGAAGAGAAAGAACCCGCGTCCATTTTTAGTGAATAAGTCCTTATATTTCTTCATATTCCATTGAATAGACTTAAACACATTTGAAAGATACTCTGGATCGACCTTCCTGTTTATCTTTTCGGCCCGCTTTGTTTCTCGTCTTTTCAGGATTTCCATATCATCTATCCACATGTATATCATAAACGAGCGATAGCCATGCTTTTCTATTTCTGGAATCAGGTTATCGTATTGCCCCGACTTTCCGGTGTAGTTTACGATTATTCCTTTCCCAGCCTCGACAGCCATGCGAAGTTTTTTTAGAACGAGGGTATCAGAAACAATTTTTGTCTTATTCAATAACTCCTGAAATATATCTGGATTTATCTCAATAAATCCAAAAACGCTCTTTAATTGCTCAACCAGTTCCGACTTTCCTGATGCTGGAGATCCAGCCATGAAGATAACAGTTCGTTCTATATTTTGGACCGGAAATTCTAATAGAATATTTTGCATAGGTTTATGTATAGTATTTGACACAAAATTCCTTCTGTGTCAAATAAAAAGACTTAGGAATTTGGAAATTCTGTGTCTTCCGCATCACCCATTTCCGCTGCCGGAACACCCATGGCGACCAAAGTTTCGCGCTTTACTCTGCCCGTCCGGTTTCCGGTTCCGTGAGTTACCTTTACCCAACCAGCATGAGCCACAGGAGTAACGCCAGCTTCAGTAATATCAACACCGAAAACACTCTCTTTCTTTTCTGCATCAGACAGATAATTTGGAACCTGTGTTGCGAAGGCACCAGTCACATAAACGCCTGTTGCTCCGGTGACATTTTCGGTAAGAGTCAAAGAAGTGTTCGACTCAACCGAGGCCACCACGAAGACTCCAGTTGCCGCAGCCAGAGGAACCGTAATAGTATTTCCGGCCTTTACTTGTGTTAAAAATTGTGTTGGTCCGGTCGATCCGGCTACCATGTTTGGTCCTGTTGCCCCAAGAACAGTTGCAGAACCAGTTGTCAGTCTAACAGAACCAATTAGGTCCAGCTTTTCTTTCTTGCCCCATCTTGCCATAGTTTGTTATTATCTCCTAGATATTTTTGAATACATTCATCTATATTTATAATAACAATTTTCTCAACCAAACATAGTATTGTGAGTACGGTTTACAAGACGAAAGGCCAGATCCCCTTCAATGAAGTCGTCTAAAGTTGCGTGCCCGGTATAGGTGAGAGCCGATCTTAGGCCACCAAGAATCTCAGTAATCGTCTCTTCTAGGTGTCTTTCTGGTTCCTTTTCGAACTGAATATACCTTCCTTCCGAAGCTCGATAGTCAGTCATTTCCTGAAAATGTGTTTTTCTGGCATGAGTTGAAGACATTCCGTAATATTCTGAACCAGTTTCGATATGATTTGCCAACAGGCCACCGATCATCACGAAAGATGCTCCAATACCGAAAGCCTTGGCAATGTCACCGGGATAGACGCAGCCGCCGTCTGATACCACACTGGCGTATCTCGTAGTTTCTTCAATTAATGAAAATTGAGGATATCCTACTCCGCTCATAATGCGAGTAGTACATACCGAACCAGAACCTATTCCAACTTTCAAATAATCACAGTTTTTCATAATATCGACGGCCTCCAAATTAGTGACTGGGAATGGACGTGATTCCAAAACAGCAACATTCCCGGCAACAATAATATGGGTGGGATATCTATCTCTCAGAATTCCCATGGCCTCACGAAAACGAGGAGTATAACCGTTTGCCACATCCAGACAAATAAATTTAATCTCGCTCCCAAACCAATCCAAAATGTCCGAGCATCGTTCCACATCATCTATTGATGAGCCACATGAAACCATTAGATGCTCTGGATCGATCTTGTCGCCAATTTTCTGGTTTATATAATCATTTACCGAATAGAACTTATGAAGGGCAGTTAACATTCTGAACTTTTGAAGAATCTCGGCAACCTCAAATGTTCCAATCTTTGTCATGTTTGCGGCAATGATCGGCACACCCGACCACTGACAAGTATCTGTTTTATTGAATCGATTTACAATCAATCCAACATCCTTCCGGGAATTGATAATGTCATTATCAGGCCCAAATTGGGGCGAAATTAAAACGTCAGAAAAATCCAACTCGCGTGGCCCAGAACTATCTCTGTTTATGATATACTTCATGACTAATTACCAGTAGATCCAAATCCACCAACTCGATCCGTTCTTTGGGCCGGGGCCAATGGAACTTCTCTTAGTTCGGTCGGAGTCACCGCCACCAGTTCTCCCTGAGCAATGCGGTCACCATCCGAAACCGTGACCGTTGTTTCGGACCTGTTATAGAGCAAAATGAATGTTTCATTAAAATAATCCGAATCAATAACCGCCTCAGAGTTCGCCAAGAGAAGGCCGCTTTTCAGGGACAGACCCGAACGAGCATGAAGCCTCACACTATATCCGACAGGAATATCAAAAACGAGACCAGTTGGAACCAAGACTCTATCACCCGGCTTTAGAATAATACTTCCGTTTTCCCGAATGACTGAAGTCATTTCCTTATTGAACTGTGTGAACAGTTTAACTTTATCCCCAAACTTCAGATGTGCCTTAATATCAAAGCAGGCCGATTCTCCTGTACCAAACACCGGAGCCTCGGCCTCCGAACGGCACTTATAATAACCAAGAATTTGTTTCATTAATCATCCTTTTTTTCAGTCTTAACATTCGATTTCAGTAGACCAAGAATTGCCCCAAGAATCAAAACCATGTGTTCCTTGGCCCAGACAAATCCGTATAAAGATGGAACAAAGAACAGCACCAGAATCATCATTAAGACAACTACTGCTCCACCCTCGGTCTCTAATGTTCTCAGAAATTCATACCACTTTCTCATGTGTCTGAACTCCGCGATTTCTTTTTTGTTATATAATTCCTGTGACATATTTCCTGTATTTCAAATATGTCATAATCTAAATTTATTGTGGTTGCTGAGTGGTCTCTTGCTTGAACTTGGCATAGGCCATTTCGATAGCAAGATTTAGAATATAATCCTGAGTATTCGCGCCTTCAGGAATCTCTGCCTTAAACATTGCCTTGGCAATCTCTCTCAAAGCAAAATCCTTCGGTGTCGTCTTGGTGAACTTTAGGGCATACTTTTTCGCCAGTTTCAGAATCTCGTCATCTGCTCTGGTCGGAGTAAGTTCGGCAACTCTGACCACAATCGGATAAATTTCTACCACCCAAGGCGAAACCACCGAAACTACTCTCATAATACCATCCGCCAGTTGCTTACTGAACAACTTGACGAAAAATCCCTTAGCGGACGTAAACAAATTCTTTAACCAATTCATGTGTGTATTCTCTCCTGCTACTTAATCAAACTTCTATTTATATTAAACCAAATTAGACTACTATTTACGCCCCAACCAATCAATCGGTCGTACCAGCGTGGCTTAGTCAGGGCATTAATATTCTTTGTGATCTCTCCTGAATTCTCCACAATTTTCGGAACTCCAAGAGAAAGTGAATTAGAAATTCTGGTAAAATCTTCAGTCAGGCGCGGAACATTTTCATTCACCAGAAGAAAAGTCTTATTGGCATCAATAGACACATTTCTGAAAGAGATCATCGAGTCCGTGGCAAGATTCTGCCAGCAGAAATCATTTTCCTCACAATTCAAAAATGGTTCCAAACGATCAACGGTGTTTGCAACTTTTCGGTAATCCTGACTCAGCAGAATGGTTTCGTCAGTAATTCGATTAATATTCGATTCCATTCTTTCCAATGAGGCGAAGGTGTTGGACTCAATTGAGTCTATCCGAGTAAATGTTTTCGTTTCGATTGAGGCCACTCGTCGATCCAGCCGGGTTGAAGTAGTTTCCAGAAATTCAAAAGTATCTTCTCGAAGCTGGCTGATCTCATTTCTAGAAAATTCCGTTGTTCTAAGAACATCCGCCTCAATATTATTCAAAGTCTGATTGGCGGCAAACGTCAGAAAAATCAGACATCCGGCAATACTCAGAAAAAGAATTCCTTTACAAAATTGACTAAACCGTTCCATTCTTTACTTCCGAAAAATTCATTACCTTAGTTAACATTCCATCAACAAAAACTAACAAAACAGGAACAGTTCGAATATTCAGTTCTATCATTTTTGCCTTATTATCATCATAACAAACATAGCTATACGGAATATTTCTATTATTCAAAATCTCCCGCAACTTAGCCGTCGCCAGACCAGTTCTGGCACCAACGAGAATATTCTCAGTTCCGATCTGTCTATTCGAGAGCATACATCCTCTGTAACTCTATAATCTCTTCACCGATTTTAATTATATCATTTACGGAGTCGAGTTCAACCCCAACAGATTTTGATAGAATTTCTCCCATTAACCAAATATGCTTCAGGTCATCTGCTAACATTCTTCTTTTTTCTAGATCAACATCTTCCATTGAATCAAGGACCGCCGCAATACTCACCACATAGGTTCTCTGAAGATTGAGAATATTCCTAAAATCTGTTTTATTCATTTTCAGTCCCCTTTCGATATTCGGAGTAAAAAGAACCAACGTCCTTCATACTATATTTATAATATTCAGGCAGACTTTCAATGAATTGTTTGAAAGTAAAGGTCTCATCATTTCTGGCAAAATGAAAAAACATCAAGAACACCAAGGCCAAATAATCTATGCTCTGAGTCACATGTCTCATGATTCGAAATATGGCTCTGGTTGATACCATGAATACTATAGAAGATATTACATAGCCCCAGACAGACTGTACCACGAAAAGAAAAACCACAGACAGAATCATAGAGACAATCCATGAAATAGAAACAAACCAAAACACTTTCTTCATGAATTGAATGGCCGCTTCAACGTCACAGTCATTATCAATTATTTTCTGAAGAATGATTTCAGATGATGTCAGACCTTTTATTTTGATCATACTTTATGGAGCGAATAAAGGCCCACTCAAGAGCCTCTTCGCTTTTACCAAGCTCTCTGACGGGCCAGAAAATATCTGGCCCGCTTTCGGGTGTCGTCCTTAGAAATCTTCGCCATCTCAGAACGGATATCATAACCCATATCCCGAAGTTCCGAGACTCTTGCCCGAAGATTCTTCATTCCGTAAAAACTTTCCGCCTGTCTGACCGTGATCTTCTTTCCTTCCAGAAAGAGAACAGCCAGACGTTTCAGTTGAGTTGTTCCATTTGTGTTCATAAATTACCTCACTATTTAGGACTGGAATTGTTTGAAGTATTCCAATTCGTCGTCCCCATCTTCCTCGGTTTCCTCTTCATCGGTCTTCCAAGGCATCTTGGAATCCGAAGACTTCATCGAAGCAGCCAATTCTTCAAAAGTCTGTTCATCATTTTCGTTACCCAAGGACTCAGCGGTCTTCGGTCTCGAAACGATTGAAGAACCCTTTCCCAGAACCTTCATCAGCTTGGTCTTGAGTTCATCATAGGACTTGTAGTTCTTGGGATCAATAAATTCCCCAAGATCATATTGCTGATTGTAAATCGCCTCCAGCTTTGCGTCATCACCACCCAGAAGCGGGCTTGGCGACTCAAAGGCGGAACTTTCATAGTTCGGCATACCATTTGCACCGACCTTGATCTTGATTCTGAAGTTGGCTCCGGTCCAGAAATTAAACGGATCGAAACTTTCTTCATGTTCAAATTCCGGCTTGATCTTCTCCTGAATCTTCTTGAAAATCTGGTTGCCATATTCAAAAAGAAACACCTTGCCTTCATTATCTGGATTTTCTGGATCAGAAATCACATAGACATTCGAAACGAATTTCTTCTGAAGTTTGCGTCCCCGGACGATTTCCTTATTCGCCTCAATACCAGATTCCCACAGTTCATGATTTACTTCATATACGGGATCTGTCTGTCCGATTGAGGACAGAGACTTTTCCACATAGTATCCGCCCGGACCCTTAAAGAAGTATGAGCCATACTTGACCCAACCAATTTTTTGGGAACCGCATTCAGGAAGAAACCGAATGAGGGCCGTGCCCACGCCCTTCTTCTTGTCGAAGCTCGGCTTCCACATACGTTCATCAACGTAGCTGCCTTTGGATTGTTTATTTAATTCCTCGATGAGTGTCGAGATGGATGTGTTACTGTTTACTTTTAGGTCTTTGAAAGCCATAAATGTTTTTCTCCTATTCTTTGCTTTGTTCCTCTTCCGAGGTATATTTTGCTAATTGTTGATAAAGTCTCTTCAATTCTGCTTCGTAGCCGCGACATTTTTCTGTAAGAATTAGAACTTCGGAATCCTTACTTTCGTTATATTCCTTGTTCTTTACATAAAAATATTCCAGAACTTCTGCCAGAGCATCGAGACCGTCATAGATATTCTCAAAAGAATCGAAAACTAATTCGGCTATGGCCTCTTCGGACATACCCTCAATCATCAACGACTCTTCATCATCTACTATATTTATGATATCTGGATTTTCTTCTTCCTCTTCCAAATCGTCATCATCTTCATCATCAAAATCTCTTCTCATGATTCTATATTATCACACTCCCTTAAAAAGATCAATCATTAAATTCTGAATTTCTTTTCGTGAAATTATAAAATTTTCCACGAATGGTAGATATTTATTGTAGTAATTGTACAAATCTGAATGAATAGAATTCTCTGGAAGACCCATTACTTCGAAACACTTCATGGCCTTCTGAATAGAGAGGACACACTCTTCCGTGTGCTTTCGAGTGATCATCCATTTCAGAAAAATTGGATCAGAGTTTTCAATAGGAACGAACAACTTCGGAAAATTCATGTCCTCATTCAGAATCAGAAATTCTCGTATTTCAGATAATTCATTCTTCAGATAAATACCGAAGGAATCCGTATAGGCTTTCCACCGAAAGTATTCTTTATCATTCTCTCTAGACAAAAGATCCTTGATCCAATACTTATTGGTTCCGCCGCCAGCCATACGAACCTGAGCCAGATTCTTGCCGATGATAGTATTCAGGTCATAGTCCCGCGCCAATTTCTCAAAGAAGTACACATCATTTCTTTTATGAAATGAATTCTCGGTTGCCCGAATGCTTCCATTGTATTTGAAGTAATCATACGAGTCCGAATCGAAGTGTAACTTGATTGCTGTGTAAATTTTGTAGGCATCGAATCCGGTGCCTCGCTGCTTGGGTTCAAATTGAGTCATAGTGGCAAAGTATACTCGCTGTCGGCATTTTTCTTCAGAAGTCTCTTTTGCTTGGCATCTCGCTCCATACGAATCTTCAATGACTGAGGAACAATCGTCGCCATCGCCTCAATATCGAAATCGTTCGACTCACATAAATAAACAAAGGACTCCAGAGTATCCATTTGATACTTTTCTGAAATTTCATTAATTGCTTCCAATAAGGCTTCTTGTGTCATACTGTAACCAGTCTAGCACGAAAGAATAAAAGAATCAATACGAAAAATCAAGTTTCTTTTTATTCAGGAATTGAATTAAAATATTGACAGACTTCATTTTTTCTGCTATAATAATTAATGTAATTAAGGAGAATATTATTAATAAAGGATGTCCTTCAGAATAATCTATGTTCAAAGGTTCTATAAGGAAATTCCTCTTCAACGTACATTCGGAGTCTTTCCTTAAAATGTTTGAAGGAGTAGTTCTTTTTATTCTTGCTACAGAGATTATCTGAAAGATCATGAATATACGAAACATCCTTACGATCTGATTTTCTTAAGGCTCTGCCAATGGTCTGGATTAGACGAATTCGTCCCTTGGATGGATGAGCAAGAATGACGTGCTGAAGAGATTTGATATTGATACCCTGAGCGAAGATTTGAGACGTGGCAACAATAATATTGTTTTCGGAGCCTTCTACTGCCTGTCGAATGTCTTCTCTCTCACTCGCCTTGACCTTACCGTAAATAAAGTAGCAGTTCTTGGAGGTACGCTCTTGTAGTTTATTGAAAATGACCATGCCATGTTTCTCTACTCTGGAAAAGACAATCAGAGCATTACCTTTTAATGAATGAGCCAGATTGACAATGAAGTCATTTCTGGCCTCATGGGAATTAATGAACTGAACCTCATGCTCCCAATCATTCTTGCACACAAGCCGGGACTCTTCTTCTGAATAATTGAAAGTGATACAGTTAATCATCAGTTTGGATAGCTTGCCGTCTTTGATTAATTCGGAAGACTTGGAAATTCTTTGAATATCCCCGAATAGACCAGTGATCACTAGTTCATGAATTTTCTCGTTGTCCAGAGTTCCAGTAAATCCGTATCGGTGAGAGCAGTTGATCAGATTCTCAATCAGGCCGGATGTTTCCTTGCTCTTCTGTGTATGACACTCGTCTCCAATCAGAAGAGTGAATTGTTCCAGATAGTCCTTTGGCATTTTGAACATTGACTGCCATGTCGAAATCGTGATTCTCTTTCCGGTGTTCTTGTCCTTGCCGGAATAGACCTTGGCGCAATGTTCTTCAACATCGAAACCATTGATTTGTGAATATTCCCGAAAATCATTGAACATTTGTTCCACTAGAGAAATATTAGGGACAATGAGAAGAAAATTGCCTTCGAGATTTTCCAGATAGAATCTCAGAATCATATAGATGATCAGAGACTTACCCGATGCCGTGGCTGACAGGATGGTCTTTCTTTTATTCTGGACCGCCAGTTCCAGCCCCTCTCTCTGGTAGTCATAGGGAGAAATAAGTTCTCCAGTGGCGTTTGTTGGCTTTAGGTCTCGAATGAATGAATCAATATTGAAGTCCGTGAAATTATTCTGAGTCTCGATTTGTGAAACATCACAGGAATATTCTCTCTCTTCACAGAATTTCTGAATATAGGAAACTAGCCCCCGATAGACTCGATTCTTCTTGACCAGACGAATCTTACCGTCCCAGAAGCCCTTTTTGAAGGCGGGAGAAAATTGGGCACCGGGAATCGGAAAGGTTAGTTCATCAGACAGTTCATAGATGATTGAAGGCGAGGAGGAGTTTAGGCCGACCCATGTTTCATTGATTGGAATTATCTCAAGCGAGTTCATAACAATAGTCTCCTAGATATTATTTAGGAGACTGCTGTTTTCCTCATTTTTTCGTTATGGGCCGTGGCGAGTCTCATGGCCTCGGCCTTCGTCATCAGTTCAGAGAAACCGTCCGTATTTGGGCCGAACACCAGTAACACTTTCTCATCATTATCAATATCCATCCATTTCAAAATTTTGAATATTGTCTTCCATATTCCTTTTATTCTTGAATCAAATTGGATGAATAGTTCCTTACCGTGAATACTGGTATCGAATTTACCGACTCGAATATATCCGTTCCTGATGGCCCTTGAATTGATTTGTTTCCAATAATAAGGATCTTCTTTTGCCTTTTCGTAGGCTCCAGTGAATAGATTGGGGGCCAAACGAACTATGGCTTCGGAGTGTTCTTCGGAATTTCCCCACATATAGAGGGGTTCTGAGTCACCATGTTTCCACCACATAGAGAAATATCTGAGATTATCATAGATTGACTCATTCAATAGCTCAGAAAATGTGACTTTTTTGACGCCGCCACTCCAAGTAGTCACATATATTTCTTTGATATTCGGGAATATATCGATCAGCTTTTCGACGAATTTGACTGGAATTTTCTTTCCTTTTCTTTCATAGTCCGAACCTAATCCAATACTCAAAAGACCAGTTTGGGTTTCGTATCTGCCGGATATGTCACTTGATGGAAAGTTCCTATTAATTCCTATTTCACCAATAAAGTGTATGTGATCATATCTAAGATTGTCTTTCTTTTCTCGTACTTTGGACACATACATTTTTCGAGTCGTGCCATCAAAGAAGTATAATTGAAATGGGCTATGTCCGTGATGACCAATGTCCAAATAGTCGTTGATTTCTCTTTTTTTGGCTGGAGCGGCTTCGGTTAGAACCAACTCTCTGAAAGTTTTCATACATTAGATCGCCTTGGCTTTTTGCTTCAGGGAGGCCAGCTTCTTGTCATAGGACTTGGACCACGATGAAATATATTTCATGAATTTTGAGGACATTTTCTTGAGAGAGGAGAAGAAGGACTTTAAGGAAACTTCTTCCTTGAGTGGTTTTTTGTCGGCAAGTTTCAGGGAAGGCGGCTTTTGGGTGACGGACTTAAAGGTCTTTTTCAGATCGGTCATTTTTTGAATTAGTTCAGGAGTAAATGACTTGGCTAATTCATCCAAAATTTCTTTATATTTGAAGGTTTCGGAAGCCTTGGGATCTTTGGAAAGAGTGAGGGTAAAGGAAACAGTTTCGACAATTCTGGTCCGAACAACGTCCTCGGCCTCAAAAAGAGCCTGAACATGATCTCTCGTGTCAGTCTTAATTGATTCCTTTAGTTCTTTGACCTCGGCCTCAAGCTCGGCAAGTCTTCGAATATTATTGGCGAGTTTTGTGTATGGGGCGCTGTCATGAGAAGTCAGGACTGCCAGAGCCTTGTCTGCCGTTCTCTGAATGGAAACGCTTTCCGAAATAACTAATTGACTGTAGTAGTTCTTGAATGAATATGATGACATGAAAATAGAAATCTCCTGT